ATAGATTACGTGACTGGATTACGATCTGGTCAAGAACTTCTAATCACATCATACAATTTGATGATCAATCGATTCAGTGGTCCCTTTTAAAAGAGGGATATTCCACTATCGACTTGTCGAGTGCTTCTGACCGGATATATCTGTCGTATGTAGAAAAGGTTTGGCCTGAGTTCTTGGAATACTTTGGTGAATATTTACCAAAGAAAGTTGCAACCGATAAAGGTCGCATTATTCCACTTACTTGTATAGGGACGCAAGGCTTTCCGTTAACTTTTACAGTTATGGCTATTATAGCAGGTGCTATTGTATCTGCTGTCAAAACTTCTAGTTTGCCTTCGGCAAATTATGGTGATGATATAGTTTGTGCGGAAATTGACTTCCCTGAGATTTACACTGCTTTAGAAGCGGCTGGTCTCAAAGTCAACAAACGGAAGACGTTCAGATCTTCAAATGGATTCTTAGAATCGTGTGGAAGAGACATAATGTTCACCAGTAATGGTGCTCGTAATGTGACTCCTATTCACCTTCGTGGTGAAAGCGATGTTGAAATCATCCAATTTTTCTACCAATTATTGCAAGCTGACTTGATAAAGGTTGAGCAGGCTACAAGGCTGCTTGACCAGCTACGCGTAGAATACTACGCATTCGAAGATTCGTGTCAGCGAACTGAATTTCACCTTCCTTTCGGTGAGCCAAAAAACTTACCTGTTAGGAAATATTCATATGATAGATCTTGTTACGTTTGTAACGTTCCTGCTATTTCGCAGGAGATCAGTCAAATTAAAGGTCTTTCAAAAGTTGAAAGTAACACTGTTCTTGAGTTGCTTCATATCGAGGCTGCTCTTAAGCGTTCAAATATTGACGTTTTAAGTGTTAGAAATCCAGATCCAATTGCAAGACCGTATGCTCTTATGGACCTCCAGGATCGAAGGCTTTATAGCCTTTATCAAAAGCTGGATGTAGCTGGGTACCAGGTATCTAAAATCTTTTATGATGAACTAGTAAAGGAGTATAATACTACCTTGAAAGCCATCAGTTATTACAAGTTCATAACGACAGAACTTGTACATTACAGATTTAGTACGGCGACGGTCGACTTTAGTGATATAAACCATATTCTATCGATTCAAGAATTTATTGATTCGGAGTATGGTGTTATGTCTGAGACTAAGTAT